CGGTCAACTGAGACACTATGCCTGGCAACACTTGTGCAGAATCTCCCCAGTGGCACTGGACCACGCCTGCAGCTATCTGTTCACTGAATCTTGTACAGGCATCGAGATACAAGTATTCGTGTATCTCGATAGTGTAGCATTTGATATGTCCAGCATCTAAAGCACACTGTAGACCGTTGCCCAAGTGCGTGCCAGTTTCCACAAACACCTGTTTTCCAAATCGTCGGAAGTGCTGTAATAAGTTGTCATAATAGACTTTGACTGGTCCTTCAAAATTGCTGGTACGCAACCAGGGATTGGGCCGATTGGCCCATTTTTTCTTACTCATAACTGATTCCTAATCCTTTGTGTGACTGTATGGGCCAGCGGAATGTTTGCTGACAGATTTTTTTGGCTGTGCTGAGAATAAAAATCTGCCGAGGCGGTGTCTTCTTGGGGCTGAATCCTGTGACCACTTCGCCGTTGTTGTTGATCAAATTTTGGCTGATCAATTCAAATCCATTGTGTTCAAATCCATCCTGATGCATGATGGGACTGATGTTGTAGTAACCGTGATTGAACAAGTATATGGGTCCAATCGTGATAACATATCCTGTGACCGCAGTCATTTCGCAAATGTTTTTGAAGGCCTGCGCAACGTTGAAACAGTGCTCCAGGCAACTGCTGTCGATGACCAGATCAAACGCCTGGTGTAGATCCGCAGGCAAAGGTTCATTGAGATCCAGTATTTGTTCCATGCCACGATGCTGGGCCACATCAAAGATTGTGATACTACAATCGTAGGCCTCTTTTAACATGTTGACTAGATCATACCCATTACTGTAGGCAGATTCTATTTGTTCGCCAACTGCGTCAATTACTACGTCCTTGCTGAGTGCAACATCGGGATAACCCAAGAAGGCCAAGCGCAGGTGACTGTCTGCGTTGCTGGCCCGCAGACACTGTGAAATTTTACGAAGATGATGATTCATTATGCCCATGATCGCAGTTATTTAACTGGATGTTGACATGGGCAAAATATCGTGCAAAGTTTAAAAAACTACTTTTGACCGTGGGTCTAATCCAGGTACGACTAAGGATCAGCATGTCTACAAAGGCTTCAATTACACTTTGCTTGTTGCGATTGATGTTGTACTTGGTTTGGCGACCATCAGTATCTTTTGTAGACTCGTACCAGTCACCGGGTATAAGTTTTTCTACATAACTGGTTTTGGGACGAGCACACACATTTGGCAACTGAGCAAATCGTTCTTGCGTGGCCTGATCATCAGAACAAACAAAATAACGATGTGCGGGTGTGGTCGACACTTGCTGATACAAGGATTCTTCATTGAGATTGAAGTTTTCTGTTTTTCTCAAGTGCAGGCCAGCCACGGTGTTGTCTATGTGATTGTGTTGACAAAACTCTTGCACACAGTTGACCACATGTCTGCTGATCTTCAACTGTTCGAGTTCTTGCACAATCTGATCTTGAGAAAAGTAAGCAGGAATCTTGTTGTGATAGTAGACCAAGTTGCCAGATTGAGCTATAGCCTGGCGCCCAGAATCAGGACTGTGGGCATAGCACCGATCCGGTTTGAAGTGTGTTTGATTTTCGTGTATGATAAAAACATTGCTGAGATTGTGTTCAAAAACTTTAAACACATTGTGGTTGGTCACAGTCCAAGTCGTGTTGTCAAACAAGTCGTGGAAACTGCAACCACACCAGTTGTTTTCGGGCCAGTCAATCACTGGAGTCAGCCCGTGTTGACGTGCCACAATCAACCCGCCTACTAGACCACTGAGTCTGTTGCCTAAGCCACCATCACACAGTATGTGAACAGTTCGCATCAATCATCGGCCAACGTTTTGTTGTATTCCAACAAGGATCTAGTAGCGCCTGTATCAATTCCGGTGGATTCGGCCCAGGCAGCCCAGGCGTAAACATCTTTGGGGAGACACTTGGAATTCACACCACGCTTGTTGGGATAAACAAATGTCCACCAGAGATTCATTCTAGGATCATCTCCGTAGACTGCATCTCTGATGGTGTAGTAGTCTACACCAGCGGCCTCGCAAGCATCATACAACTCTTGGCACTGTAACACTTTGTAAAAAATAGCACGGTTTTCACTGAGTTTGATTATCTCTGCTTCTAGATTGGTCACTTGTCTGATTGTGACGTTGGCATTGTACACTGTGACATAGCAGTCGATCACTGCTCGCCGGTCCATTGGGTTGCCGCCCAAGATCATGAACTGTCTTTCTTTCATGGCCAACATGGGATGTGCCGGAGTTTCGCCGAGATATTCGGGTTGTACAACAATGCGTTTGTGATATTTTTTGGCCATGGCGTCAGCAAATCCCGGCGAGGTCGCTGATCTGATCACAATCAATTCTGTATCGCAGTGAGCTATGGCACGTTCAACTTGACTGCAATCTAGTTCTTCTCCGTTCCATGGAGTGGGCACTGCCAAGAATGCAATGTCACACAGTGGCAATGGATTTTGAAATTCTTCAATGTAGATATCATGTATGTGTGCATCTGGGAACAAAAGATGGGTGGCCTTGCCTACCCATCCGTACCCAACGATTCCTACTTTCATAAGCTCCTCACTAAACTGTTATGTCTTCCATGCCAGCAGTGCGTAAACGCACCACATGACCCATCTGCCACTGTTTGGTATCCAGGCCTTTCATGATGCCCAACCAACGGTTACGTAGCAAGGCCACTTCGTTGATTATGGTTTCAAAGTCAATCACTTCATCTTCGCCGTCCACATACTTTTCAGCATCTCTACTGGTCAGGGCACGAGCATAACCTTCTAGATATTTTTGAAAATATCTACGACGGATCTTGCGCAGTTGTATGTTGAGATAATTCAACACAGCTTCTATTTCTTGTAGCTGATTGAATCTGTGTTCGGTGATACCGGGCAGTGCTGTGATGTTTTTTTCCACAAGACCGCTGATACGGCATTCGACCTTGGCTGATTCCAGTTCAGTTTCGTAGTGTGCTATAAAGTCTGGAATAGCACCAAGGTTGGCTACAACTTTACTATACCACATTAGTAATCCTCGTCGTCACCGTCGTCGTCGTCTTGGTCTTCTTCGTCATCATCATCTTCTAAATCCTTGAGATAATGGGCAAGAGCACGCTTTACATCACCGTCGCTTTTGAAGGTTTCTTTGATCTCGTCGGCTGCTACATCGTTGTCAATCAGGACTGATACCAAGGTTTCTGCGGCTTCGTTGCGATCCACAACATTTACATAACGCTTGATCTCGTCCCAAATTTCTTTGCTTAGTTCGACTGACATTCTTATTCCTCCGTGGCTGTTTCTTCAGTACTTACTGTTTCGCGTTGATTTGCAAAGTCTACCATTACTTTATCCAAGCAACCATCTTCGTTTGATTCCCAGGCCTTACGGAACTGTTTGATAATTTCACCATCGCTAGTAACAAACATCAAACGATTACCGTCTTTCTTGAGTAGGCCTTTTTTCTCTGCTAGATCAGTTAGGCCACTGTAGGGATTCATACCTGTTTCATACGGAATCTTGACCTGCATACCTTCAAACGGTTTGGCATAGCGTGTTTTCATCACCTTACAACCGGCACGGATACCCATGACTTCGCTGATCTTGTTGCCATCCTCGTCTTCTTTGAGTTTCATTTTCTTCATGGCCACAACAATACTTGAAGCATAGATAAAGCCTTGTCCACCTGAGATCTTGTCATCCGGATCAAACATGTCTTGGCTTGCATACGTGTGATTGGTACAGACCATTCCAACATTGTATCCACCAAACATGTTGACTGAGTTACGAACAAGACTTGTGAGTGCTTTGGGTTTACGACCCATGTCACCTTTCATATCACCGGCTTCAAATTGGTTTACATCAGTTGGGGTCAATAACATGCCCAATGAGTCAATGACCCACAACACTTTCATACGTTCACCATCTGGTAATGCTTTGTAGTCAATCATGAATGTTGAAATAGCCTTGGCCACGTCATCAATCATACTCATGTTTAATTTAAGTAATTTGTCTGCACTGGTATCTACACCAAGTGCGTGGAGCCATGTTTCGTCTAGTGCATTTTCTGTATCAACCAAGATAACAAAGATGCCTTGCTCTTGTGCATTTTTAACAATGTTGCCGGAACAGATATAGCTCTTGCCGGCACCAGATTCCCCAGCAAACACTGTAATCTTGCCTAGCGGAATACCTCGATTAAAGTCTCCACTGATAAGATAGTTCAAGGCAAAGTTGCCTGTTGAAATCCAATCAGTGGGATCATTAAATCCAATACTCAGACCTTCAATGCTTTTGGTGATGTCCTTGCGGAACTTTGATATGTCGAATGGTTTTGCCATGCTAGTCTTCCTTAATTAAAATTTGGTTAATGTGTTTATACTTACTTAATTTGTCTTTTACGGTTTCTATATCGATTACATTTCCCAGTGGGATTGTTACATGACCCATGTGTTTATTATACGGGTCTAATCCCTGATTAGTCAACCAATCAATATAGTCTTTGTTATCAAACTGATCAATGCCTGCCAGTGTAAGTGTTGCTTCACCGCTAAAATAATGTAAATTTTTAAACCCTGGATATGATAAATCTAATCCATCTTTATAAAGGCCAAACAAATTTTTACCTAATTCAACATAATGTAAAAATAATGTTCCTGGCGGTATCGTATATTCTGCATACTGGTAGTCGTCCTGTTCTAAAGGGTGTCGTCTATATTGATCTTTATTAAAACTTATGTATAAGTTAGCATCTGGGTCTTGTTTTGTTTCTACTCTATGTATAAAAAAATTTAGATTTCGTATGGCTGTTTTTAATTCAGTATTTGCCAACGCAAACAATCGAGTAGGTTTTCCATACTCACCACTCAGAGTTTCAAATTTTGTGTGTAGATAGTTGAAATATTCCTGTGGTTGATTGGCCAAATCACTACGAACTTCAATAAAATTTTTTAAATATTGATTAATGGTCAAGCAAGCATTAGTTAATATGTTAGATGATTCATCTAATGTTAACAACGACCAAAATGCTTCTTTTTGATTAAATTCACAATTTTCTGTGCACCACTGCAACTCTTTTGTCCATTTGCGGACAAAAGAGTTGTTATTTAAGTGGATGTCAAAAGATGCCTCCTTAGAGGCACCCAGCACAACTGTTAATTCCATTACTGCTTTTGACGGCTACGAATCATGGCCAAAATATCTTCAGCCTTTTGAGTTGTTGGCTTGGCAGCCACCGGAGCACTTGCTGTTGCAGGTGCGTCATCCTCGTCGTCAAAACTGCTGGCCGCCGCTGGAGCTGGTTTGGTTGCAGGTGCTGGAGCATCTTCATCTACCGCAACAGCACCAGCAGAAGCTGTCACACCTGCCGGACGGAAATACTGACCCCAACGTTCTGTGTCATAGCTTTGACCATCAACTGACGCTTCGAACATTTCCTTGATGACCTTGACTTCGGCTTCGCTGGGCTTCTTGGGCAAGAATGTGCTCAAATCAAACAGGCCGTGTTTTTCGACTGCAGCTTGCTCGGCTTCAGTTAGTGCTGACTCCTTGCGTGCCCATTTGCTGGTATTGTAGTCAGCAAACCCACCTTTGCTGGTCTTGGTGATACGGAAATCCAAACCACGCAACAAATCTGTTGGT